TGCATAAGCAGAGGTGTCTGATGAAGCGCGTGATGCGAGGATTGAAGATGTTGTTGAATAGACGATTGTGTCACCAACAGCAGTTGAACCAGCACCTACGACAAAACCTGTTAGACCCTTGAATGTACCTTGATACTTAGCGTTTGCTGCACCTGTGGTTGTACCAATGTAAACATTGTAACCAAGTGCGCCAGCAACAGCAGATGAAACAACAATCTTAATAACTTGTGAAGAAGTTGTTTGTGATGAAACAGTTGTAAGCACAGACTCACCAAAACCTGTTGATGAGATACCAGCATCAGCAGTTACATAGACATAGTAGGTGCTATCAGCGAGAGCAACCTGTCCTGTACCAGCAGATGGGTGTGTGATTGTTACTGTTGGAGCAGAAACAGCACCGGCATAACCAGTTGCAGTTCCGCGACCCATAAGCATCATGCGCTCTTCCATCAACATTGTTGCGTAAAGTGTTGATGTTGATGACAACTGACGGAGATCTTGGTAACCAAGACCTGAGAAGTTAGCATCGAATGACACGCTGTCAGATAGTGAGTATGAGTTGTAAGGCAGGATTAAATCGTCTGATGTGTACGAAATCTTTGCGCCACGCTCGAAGTTGATTGAACCGAAAGTGGTGGTTGTAGTTTCTGTAACTCCAGGCCAAATCTGTCCTTGTCCACCAGTTCCTGTACCTGTGTAACCAGTAATACGCTTTACACGGTGAGAAGTACCGACTCCCTTTTTACGAGGAATACGGTTACGTAGTGGTGTTGGGCGAGGTGTAAGCAACTTAGCAGGTGCTTCGAGGTCGAATGCCGCGAATGATGTGCTGAGTGGGCTTGTGAGTGTGATGTCCTTCTGCATATCTTGCAAAGCAAGGCGTTGTGACGCGATTGCGTTGTTAAGACCTGCTAGAGCATCAGGAGCGAGTGACTTTGTTGCTGCTAGTGCTTCTAGTGCAGCAGTTGGGTCTTGCTCTGGTGTTAGTCCGTTTGTGTTTGGAAGTGCGAAAGACTTGTTCAGGGAATCCTGAAATTCGTCCATGCGCTTCGCTGCCTTCTTAGGTGATACTTCATCACCAAAGAGGTCGCTTGCTTTAGGGGCGTTAAGAGCCAATTTATTTCCTTTCGAGTGTTTTATTCTGCCTTAGGAGTTCCGGCTTTTTCGAGATATTCCTTCTCCAAAGCCTTGTATCCCTTAGCGAGAATTTGGTCTGAGGTTGCTGATGCTTTTAGGCGATATTCAGCAGCCTTTAGCAGTAGTTCGTTTGTGTCGGTTACAGCAATGCGACCTGTGCGCTTAGGTCCACTTGCTATAGCAGCCGACTTTGCCGCTACGAGTTCTGATTCAAGAACCATCACTTTTTCGTTTGCCGCCTTAGACGCAGCCTCGTACTCAGCGATCTCTGCCTTGACCGTATCAGTCGCACTCTTTACAGCCTTCTCGATAATAGCCGTTACCGACTTTTCATCAAGAATTTCAGTTGTGGTAGGCAATTCAGCATCTACCAATTCCTCAGCCTTTTCTTCGGCTGGGACTTCTTCAGCAACCACTTCTTCACCCTCTGCTGATTTCATTGAACCAGCGTTTTGTTCAGGAGTCATAATTGTTGCAGTAGAAACATTTGCTACTTCGTTAGTTGGGGTTGCGCCAGTAACAACGACCTGTGATAGACCGTGATTGTCTGCTACTTGATGGCATCCGCACTCTAGGCACTTGTCAATAGTTGCTGACTTAGCCATCATGCACTTGTCGCAAGGGGTGCTTCCGCAACCACCGTCTGCTTTACAAGCCTTACAGCCATCGCAACTGCATGAGTCAGCCTCTTTTTCTGCTGCTAATCCCAATATATCTGTCGCTGAGGACATTGCTTCTCCTTCTTCCATTTCCCCATCCTTGAAATTGAATAGGTGTTTTAGGGCTGATAGTAATGTATCTATATCATCACGCTCGTCTGAGTCACCATCTGCTATTTCGTTTGCTTCTGAAATAATCAGAGCAGCAATACCACGGCGGGCTGCATCGTATGACGCTTGGTCAAACTTTGCTGAATCCGCTTGTAGTTCTTTGATGACATCTATGAGCATGAACTTGTCCTTATCTATTTTCTTTTCTGTGAATTCTTCTACTTGTACAAGGCTAGTTTCGCCATCTACGCTCTTAGCAAGCATTAACTTAGCGTTTGGATTAGCGGGTCTGTCTACTAGGGAAATCTCAACAATCTGTCCATCTATGATGCGACCATTAGCAGCCTTTTGATCGCGCACTACGCGAGGGCTTTTAATGCCTATTGAAAATCCTTTGAGTACACCTGACTCCACTTTCTTAACGCTAATAGGGTCAACGACAAGAGCACTAATATAGTGACCATCCGCTTTGGCTTCATATTCTTTTGCTACTCCTGCTGCGATAGATGAATGTTGCTCTCTGATATTTCCACCTGACTTAAACCATTCAGGCATAGCCGAAGAAAGCCAAACATCGTCACAAATTTGTTGGTCAATGTCCAAAGAGTCGTCAGTTGCTTTTCCATAAACTAATAGTGAACCATCGTCTTGCTTTTCTTGTTTAATAATTGCTGCATAACTGTTAGCAAAATCCATTGTTACTCCTTATGCCGAATAGAGGACTGATACTGCGCCAGTAGAAGTACCTGCTGCTGAAATTGCATAAATGGTTTCATTACCGTGCATCCAAATTTGGAATGAACCTGTTGTAGCAGCAACTGTGTGACCACCGTTTGCGCCTGATGCTGCTGTCACGGCTGAATCGCCAACATAGATTGCAACGCTATCGCGGTTTTGAATTTGAACTGCTACATAGCCAACTCCGTTAGGAAGTGTGACTAAAGGTGTTGGGCTTGTGCCAACTGTAATGTTTGTGTGAATAAGAGCCATTTTTTTCCTTATCTCGGATTATCGTAAATTGTAATGCTTATTTTAATTGTCTGCGTTAAGCGCTGCGTCTAGTGAACCAGCATAGTCGAAAGTAGACCAGTCGACAGGTGCGGGTGCTGTATTGCAACGGCAGTTTGGATGAACTGGAATGTCATCGGCTGATAAGCCATTACTAAATGTTCCATCTACATCTGCAATCTCACCGTCAATATCACATTCTTCACAAGGGTCAGCAGCAACCCATTGAATCTGCGCTACTCCTAGTGCTTGATAAGAGTCCATAATTGCAGCATTAGCAGCGCGAGAGCCTTCGGTCAAAGCGATAGTAAGTGAGCGGCTAGGGCTTGATAGTGAGTCCTCGATAGATGCAGCAAGTTTTGTAGGGCTTAATCCTATCGCAAAGCCGTCTGCTAATTGCGTTCCCAAGCGGTCATAACTGCTCTTATTTAAGTCAAGAGATTGGATTTTAATGCCGTTTAACAGTTTTTCTAATCCACCTGCGGGACGCACTAAGGCTTCAGCAGCATAGTTTCCGGGTTTCCATGTGTCCCAATTTGGAGTTTCTTTCAATGCTGCGAGAGCAAAGGCTCCGGGATCCCAGTTATGGGGTGGGTTCTTCTGGGCTTTTCTGGTTCGTAGGATTTTGCCCCAAGCATCGTAAGTTGAAGCAACGCCAGTCACATACATATCTGCGTAATGCTGGCGCAACGCTGCGTTGAGTGCTGAGTTATCTATTGTCACATTATGCATAGCCCATGCGCGAGCGCGAGCGCGATCTTGTGAGATAAATTCGCTGACCGTAGGGTGCGTCATGCGATAATCAAAAATTATCTTTTTAGCATCTACGCTCTTTCGGAGCGCTGCGCGGATTTTAACTGCTGCGTTTGCCGCTATGCGCCCATCTACTTGATGGACACCGAGAGTCATTGCAGATAAGCCTTAGCCAAAGATTTCATCGTTTCTTTGTCGCCATCGAAATAGCAACGGTTCAACGCATCTCCCACGATCATGTCTACGAACTTGAAATCGAACTTGCGTGGGCGATCAGCCTTGCGTGTCCAATGGATAAAGTCTTCGATCTCTTGCGCAGCCTTCTCAGCCATATCAGGAGTGCCTAGCCATACAGGGGCTTGGTCCATTCCCAATAACCACATAGCGAATAGACGATGGTGTCCGTCAATGATGATGTTCTTATCGCCATCGTTGAACACAAGTGGGTATCCGCGATAAGGCGTTAGGGCTTGACCCATAGACTCAATATGGTCGGCAACATTCTTACGGTTCATTCCGTAGTTTGTGCCGTAAAGTTCTTTGATATTGACGAGGGTTAGTTGAGCCTTTTGCCATACATCAGGATTGACGATGTAATTACCATCGGCGGTATCAACTACTGGCCAAGGACTTTCTACAGATTCAGCCAACTTCTCAGGGTTGTCAGATGTTGGATGTTCGGCTGCTTCGTTAGGCAAGATCGCTAAACGAGATAGTGCATCTTTGACTTCTGCCTTAGATGGAACGCCAGCCTTTTCAAAGTCAGCCTGATTGACTATGTCGTCAGTTGGCTTTGGTGCGTCAGGTGCAGGCTTATCTTTGTTAGGTAAAGGATTAAGATTTGTCTGCGCATCAGAAACAGTAGGTGCTTCAACGGCAGGTTTTTGCATTGGGTTTGTGTCAGGGTCAAATTCTTCTGCTAATGGTGTTGGATTAGCAGCATTGACAATACCGTCAGGGCTAAATAGATAAACGCCATTACCAGCAACAAGAATTGGTTGATCTGCTGCTGGTGTATCGAGAAGTGGTAAACCTATTTCTGTACGGCGTTCGTTAATAGTTTTACCGCCACCGCGTACTTCTAAATCAGACTTTTTGGCTTCTGCTTCGGTGTCATGTCCTTCTTCAATCATAAACTTAAATTCAAGTTCACGAGGCATACCAAGATAGGTGTAAGAAATATTTGTCAGCATCTTAGAAATCCATTGAGCAAGTGGAGCAACGCCAATACTTTGTGCTGCTTGTGCTTCTCCTGCTTGATGACCTGACGCGCCTAAACCACCGCGTTGAGAGAATCCAATTTCAGTTGGTAGTACGCCGAAGTGACCTGTAATAGAAGTAATCAAATACTCATCAAGGGCAGACTTAAACTTCTCGCCATAGCCTTCATAGAATTGAGGTGTTAGACCTGCTGGCAAGATAAGAGCGCGTTTGCGTTGTTCTGTTTGTCCTGCAAGGTTGTCGTTAATAATATTTTCATATTGCTTCATTACCAATGGGTCATTACCAAAGTCGGCATCAGAAGTCAGCATCATTTCAGGTGTTACGCCATCGGTGTATTCGGCGCGTAACCATTGCTGACGGCGCAAATAAAGATCTGCTAGTGGTAAGCAGCGTTCTACAGGAGATGAACCATAAACTGAGTTGGCTCTTCGGTTACGAATAAAATAACTTAGATCGTCAGAAGTAAATTCACCATCGGCATTTTGGTCATCGCTGTTTGATTGAAACTCTGAACGCGGAAAGCCATACAAAATCTGTTGGTATGCCGCTTGTGGTGCCATAGGGCGCATACCGCGATCATCAAGAAGTGGCTTAATAGTTGAACCATCTAATACTTGAAAGCCGTATAGATCGCCACCAACAGTCTTCTGTGGCCAAATAGCCCATGCGTCTAACACTAAGATTTCTTCTAATGACATCATCATCCAGTCAATAAAAGTCAATCCATTTGAGCGATCAGGGTTGTCCCAAAACTTACGCAAACGGTAAATATCTTCTGAAAACTTCTCGCGAGCCTTGCTCATTGCGCGAGTGTGTTCTCCGCCAATTTCAGCAATAATCTTTTCAGACGCATCTTCAGAAATAACAATGTCCCAGTCAAGTCCTGAGATTTTTGCCTTTAATACTTCTACGCAACGGCGAATAATGTCAATTTGTTCTGCTGCACCGCGTAGTGTTTTGAATTGAACTAACTTTTGTTCTGAACCAATGTTGAGGTTTTGCGCAACTTGGTATTCGTAACGGCGTGGGTCTGGTCGTCCGTCTGGTCGTAGAGGATTAATCGCTCCCGGGAGAATAGGTTGTCCCGGACCGAATGGAACACCCGACATAATAGGGTTACGCAATAATGCTGTTTGTTGACCGTAGGTTTGCCCTTGTTGCGAGTTACGCATTTCTTGTTCTGTCATTACAACTGAACCAGCAGGTAAATTGCTTGGTGCTTTGTTTATGTTATCTGCAACTGCTTTGGCTAAACGGTCTAATAAACCCATTGTGTAACTCCTTTAGCGCCCCTTGTCATTCAGGCTGGTGTAACTATAGCGGATTACGCCTTCATCTCAATCTGTAAAAGGCTGAAAGTTTTATCGCCTTGCTTTTTCTGTAGGTGCTTTATGTTATTTACGACTATCCCGATTCGAGTGGTCGGTAAAGTTGCCGCCAATAGGTCGGACTCTTCCTGATCAGAGTAGCCCGCCTCAAGTAACGCCTCAAGGCTAGGGAATACATCTGCGTGACGGTCATTGTCTTTATCCACGATGTGATCTTGTTTCCCACCCATTGAGTAAATTATTACGAAGTTGCTTGGTAGCGCATAACTTTTGACCATCGCAACCTCTTTAGTGTAAGCGTAGAAAAACACATCCGGAGTGCTTAGGGCTATCTCAAGCCATGCCTCAAAATACTCAGCCGAATAGAAATCTCCTGAGTCGTGGATTCGTACTGATTTGCCACCCTGATAGCGCTTTGCTTTTAGTTCCTCAATTACTCGATCTCGCCATCCCTCTAGGTCATTTAGCGTCATTTCGAGATTACGAGTATGAGCCGTTTTCACATTGGAGAAGTTATATGTCCCCGATCGGGCATAACATAACTGAGCGCATGCTCCAGCATTAGGGCAAGTGAGGAAGTTTTTGCCAGTAGATAATTTGGCGGCTAAAGCAGGAAGCGACCATGTAAAAATGCCATCGGCTCGTAACTCTCTATTGCCGTTTGTTAGTAAGTAACTCATTTGACCCCAATCGCCGTGTTGCACCTCGGACATAACCTCGTGCCTTTCACGAGAGGTAATCTACACGAAGGACAAAAGTCTGCCATCGCAGCCAATGAACGTAAAGCCAACGAATTGCCCATCAACTCTGTTACTGCCCAAACCATTGCATCCATACGATCAGGTGAATCTGAACTATCAGGCTCCCAAGTAACTAACTGATCTTCTAATTCAGGGAACGCACCTACCATGTGTAAGCGACCTTGTTCGCTCAATGCTGATACAGGTTCAGCACGAACTCTTTTACCTCGTGAGGCTGTAACTTTGCGCAAAGGAATTGTGTTGTCTACTTGCTTCAACACTTCTAACACCAAATCGCCACCGTTGTTAGTTTCAGCAACTATTCTGTCAGCGCCGTGTTTGCGATACAACTCGACGGCTTTGCGCGCCCAAGCATCAGGAGTTCCACGCATAGTGCCATCTTCGAGAATGTAGTAATGCCCATCAGGTGTAGCGCCAGCCACGACTATGCCTGTTTCATCGCTTGTTTCCCCACTTGTGACGGCAGGGTCAATAGCAACAACAATTCTGAAATATGTAGGTTGCGTATCTTTTGTGATACGGGCTTCTTCTAGAAGAGTGCGAGTCCAAAGTGCTGAATCAGACTCAGTCAGCAATTCGCCAAAGAGTTCCTGACGACCCATTCTTGTTCCGGCGTAACGTGCCTGTAGTTCAAGCAGGGCTTGTGGCGCTAAGTTTGCTGCGTTGTCAAAAGTAGAGCCTCTTACGAGTTTGACAGTTCCATCTGTGCGCTCGCTCAGAGAACGAATAAGTTTTGTAGGTCTAGGAGTTGTTGTAATGAGAGTTCGTGGGTGTTGTCCGAGGCGCAAACCAAATTGAAGTTGATCCCAAGTTTCAGGATATCTCCAAGCAGCCAACTCGTCGCACCATGCTCCATGATGTTGTGGTCCACGCAAGCGATCAGGTTCATCTGCTGAAAATAATTTAATTTTGCTACCGTTTTTTAACGTAATAGAACCATTTGATCTGTTGTAATTGTGTACATAATCGTATGCGCGCAAAATAGGAATAAGTCCTGACTCTCCTTCGGCACATACATCTCGCACGTCACCAAAGGTAGGAGCAATAACTGCCCAGCGCGTATTAGGATTTCTTACGGCTTGCCACGCTAACCATTCGGCTGCTGTGCGTGTTTTACCAGCACCACGACCAGCAAGATACAACCAAGTAGACCAATCACCGTCATCAGGTAGTTGTTCCGGTCTCGCTTGGTGGACTTCCCAAGTCACCCTGCGCTTGTTGGGTGTTGGCAAGGAGTTCCATGAATCTACGATGAGATTCGGCGATGTCGTTGTTGTCATAAGTAATCACCTCAGCCTGTATTTTTTCAGGAGCGTTTAATCCAACTATTCGTGCTTTACGATCGTGGATTGCTAACGCTCTATCCATTTCCCGTAATGTGAGTCTTTTCTTTGGCTTGCCTTCGTCATCATGAAATAACTGGAAAAGCAGGTTGTCTAATAATTCGAGTTCTATGTCCCTGTATTCGTCAATAAGAGGATAGACACGCCGTTGTGCGGCACGTTGATAAGCCTTGTAAGCACCTGAGCCACCTGCATACCCAAGCGCCTTACCGATCATTTCCCAAGTTGCACCTGTTTTACGTAATTGGATAACGCTTTCTTCGCGCTCCAGCAATTCGGGTTCAGGCTGCTTGATATTTCCTGTCATACGTATACCTTATCTCAGGAAATAGGATACGCAACTGGCTCGCTCATGCCTGCTTCCCAAAAGAATAAACTGGCAGGGCAATCGTTCTCATGTAAGCCTTTTAGTATTTTTTTATTGTCCTCGGTAAATACCGTAATCTGATAATTCACTATGGCTGCGTTCTTAAACTTGACTACATTCTCCACTGATCTGCTCATAGGCAGTAAGGCAATCCCCAGCACTAGGTCGCCGTATCTGTTTTTTAGCCAATTAGTCGTTATTGCCCTAATTGTAGGTTCTTCTTTACGGGCGCTTATGGCTATAAAAGGTTCTGTCGGAATTAGGAGAGGTGAGGCTTCAGCGTATTGCTTCAGTAACCCATCTTTGTAGGCTCTACGCTCCGCACCGTTCATCCTTCCCCACTTTTTATCGCTAGGTAAAGGCTTAGACGCTAGAACGCCATCTATGTCGTACCCGATCATAAGCCAAGTTTGAGGAAGGCTATGTCTATGTCGAAATATGAGTTCTTAATCTGTTCTGCATGTAAGGCTTGTCGGGATTCTGTAGACATTCGCAATAGGTTGCCAAGTTGGCTAGAAGTGTCTGTCGGATATGTCCAAGCGAGCGCAGGATTGCCTGTGGGGGCTGCTACAGGTATTCCAGCCATAAGAGCGTGGTATGCCCTGCCTGTACGCCAACCTGTGTCTTTGTGCTTACCGTCGTAAATTGCTAAGCACGCTCTCCATTGGCGATAAAACTCAACACGGTTCTTCTGTTCCGGTGGCGGTAAGGAAGTGACATCTCCCCATTCTTCTTGCTTGCCAGCAACGGTCAGTGCGCCACTAGATAGGAAAGGTTGCAAGATTTTATTTCTGCCGTTTGGTCTGCCGTAATAAATTGCTGTTGAATTTTGTCCGTCAGCGAACTCACGCTGTGGCAATAGTGCGTGAAATGCCATATCTATAACTTCGGCTTTTGCTGGCACTTTAATTTTTTGACGCACTTGTTCTGTTTCAGTTGCGTTAGCCGCAATAGTCCATCGTGACCAGTCTTCATCTGCTAATTCAGCCCATAAAAATGGCAGATCAGGGTCGTCACATAAAAATACAATTTTGCCTTTGTGTTCTTTAATAAGAGCAAAGGTTTCTTCCCATGCTTTCTTGTTGAACATCAGGTTGTTGCCACCGAACTCCAACATGAGTAATTCAGAATCAGCGAGTGCTTGCTTATGAAACCCTGCGTTTAGGCTATTAGCAGTTGGGTCAGATAAATAAGCAAAAGTATGACCACGATCTTCTAGGCTGCGTATGAGCGCACGGCGTTTTTCTAGCCATGTACCTCTAGCACCTGCTTCGTCTACGGTAAGAGGTAGTTTTCCAGATACACGCCTGTATCCGATCTTCATTGCTTACTTTTAACCTGCAACTCTGATTCGCCTTTGAGTACAGCAACCATTTGTTCTTCTCGTTTTGTACGATTTTCTCCACCGCGAGCAGTTTCAACGGCATAAGTAAAACAATCTTTCATGCCGCGTAGCGCGTAATACACGATTGAATAACGGTAAGCATCTTCTTTTGTAGGAGTCATAGGTGTTACGCCATGCACATATTTATATCCCGGAAAGAATAAAACCCATCCGTCACGACAAGAGCAAGTGAGGTCGTATTCAGGAAAGTTTAGATAACCACCTTTCATGTCGCGACGAATAACAGGCATTGCTGACCATGTGGCAAAGTTAAACCCATCACGGTGATAAGGCAAAGTAGAAGATTTATTTACAACGCCACTAGTCCATAAAGCGTCATCAGTCATGCGCCATTCGTTGTCTAGTCCTGCTTCGGATAGATTTTCTACATCGTGCGTAAAAATATCAGGAGCAAACTCTTTGAACATTCTTGCAAACTTCTCGGCAAATGCAATTAGAACGGCGTGTTCGTTAGGTTGTTCGTTGGCAAGAGTTGTGGGACGGCAAGACTCTCTGCGTTGATAGACCTTGCGTGGCGCCATGCCGAAAGTACGGGATAAGTTTTCGATACCAAGACTTTGACGTTTCGTACTTCCGTACTTAATGTTGAGGACTGATCTTCTGAGGAGATTAACTTCTTCTTCCATTGGGAAGTAAGCCAAGAATGGTTCTTCGGTGTCTGCGTCAATATAGATACCTGCTTCCGTACAGTTGGCTTCTAGATTTTCAACCATTGTTCCAACAACTGTGCTGGCTTCTTCATCAGTCATTACACGCTTAACGCGGTGTATTGGTAATTCAGATAGATTCATCTTTCGGTGCCTTCTCGTTAAATACATCTTCGATTAGTTTTACTATCGCGTCAGCATTGGTGATAATCCCATGTTGTGCGCGGTATGCGCTAAGTTTATCAACCAACCACACATAAAGAGTATTTTCGTAATCCATCATAAGCATACGAGTTTGTTTTTGTGCGTATCGTTCAGCGTATTCGCCTAAAGATGTGCCGATAGTCACATTGCTTAATCCAGTTTCGCCAACGCGTGGAGCGAGGTGGATATCTGCGCCAAGACCCGGAGTCGCCACTTCATCTAACAACGCAAGCAAACTATCAAGATCGTCTTGTTCGTATCCTGTTGCTTCTAAGTCAGGTAGATCGCCTAGCAATTCCAAAAGTTTCTCTGTGTCGTAAACGCCGGAATCGGAAGATTTATTGTCAATCGCAACAATTTTGGCTGCGGTTGCGTCATCTACATCTATGTAAGTAACGGCTATTTTGTTCCAACCCAGTTTTTGGGCTGCTGCGTACGTGTGATTACCAGCGAGAATTTCATTGGTGCGTGAATTGACGGTGATTGGTTTGTATTGCCCATAATTAGATAAAGACTCAGCGATCAGGTCTACATTGCCTTTGCGTGGGTTTTTTGCGTATGGCTTGATCTCGTTTAACGTAACTGTTTTAATTTCCATTATTACCCCCTGATGCGATTTTATTTGCCTTTTCTACCATTTCTAATCTAGCGTCTAACAAGTCGTCTAGGCTCGATAGAAGAATTAGTTTGCGCCTTGGAATTAGGCGTGGGTCGGCTAGAAGCGTCTGGATATGCTGCATGGCTTCGTCCAGTTCTTCTATCGTCACTTCTTCTTCTATCTGCACCGTCCAACATTAGCCGTTATTTCGTTTCTTGCGCTTGTCAGCGTAGGCACGGACTTCATCGGCTGAATAATAAACAGATCGCCAAACCCTTTTACGCCATACCAACGTTTTTCTATGCTGAATTTGACGCAGATTATTCACGTTTATGTTGAGATATTTGGCAGTCTGCTCAGAATCCCAAAGTTCATCTACCAAGGCGCTTCCTCTGTTTCGTGTACGCTCCTGACAACAGGAGCAGCATTTCTAGGCGTTTTAGGTTCATGAGCAAATAGGCTGCCTGTAATACCGATACGGCTTTTTTGTACGCCGTCTTTCTCCCACTTTGATTCTGTAAATTCACCTGTAATTACAAGGCGGTCTCCCTTGCGAACACTATCCATAACTGAGTCTGCTTTAGAATTCCAAAAAGTGACTTTGAACCAAATTGCTTCGCCTTCTCCTTTAGTCTTGCTATAAGGCGTATGGGCAAAAGAAAACTCGGCAAGAGTTGTGTCCTTCACCATTTTTAGTTCTGGGTCTGCTCCGACATTGCCTGTTATTGTTATTTGATTCATGATTTGCCTTCCAGTAGTTGTATGTTCCCGTCTTGCCTTAGTAATACGATTGAGCCGTCAGCATAAACCATCGGTGTTTCTTCCGGTTCTTGCCATGACCCAACCATCCACCCTTTTGACTCTGCTATAGCAGGGTTAGCGTGAATGCTATTTGTGTCTAGATTGTGACAACCGTGGTGTATCCAAATTAGATTAGATATTTCGTCTTTGCCACCGCGTGATTTTAATTTACGGTGATGCAGAGCCATGCTTTCTTTGGCAACACCACCGCAAGTTTCACAATAACCGTTCGCACGTTGAATGACCGTTTCAACAATAATCTGTTTCATCAGTACCACCCTTGCTTTCTTTCGTGCTTCACCGCCTCACAAGGAGTCGTGTAGCGAACTGTAATGTATCTTAGCCCAAATGTAATTTGAAGCAAAGCCGACTTAGGGCGGTAAGGCGCGTGATAATGCGCCCAAGTAGACGGCATAAATTGAGCAATACCGTAAGCACCGGAAGATTTGTTCAAGGCTTTAGGGTTCCAATGGCTCTCTAGCGTCCACAATTTATCAAGACAAACAAACTCTTTACGACTACCCCATTGTCCTAGCACTAACACTTTGGCGTATGCCTTTGGGTGCATCTCGTAATTCATTTTAGGTGCGTGTGCTGCCTGAGCGCCAACATTTCCACAAAATCCAACCATCAAGGCTGTTACAAGGATTTTGTGCCGAATCTTTATTCGGAGTCCTTGCTCCGATCTTTGCAAACCCCGCAAGATTTGCCTGTGTAAATCCAATTTCCGCAATTATGACGGACGATATTCGAGTCTTCTATGTTTAGATATTTATCCATTTTCAGTTCCTTTCGGGAGATACTGGACGGTAACATTCTAGACCCAAACCCCCTAGATAGGTAGGGGGTCGAGGTGGGGTCGCAGGTCTGGCTAGGCGTAAGGAGCCATCATGACCAGCCTTGGCAGGATGATTAGAGAACCGCTTTGACGACCGTGTCAGCATAAAGGTGTTTAAACGCATTATCTCCTGCCGCGCCCATAAAGGTGACTACACGCTTGTAAGCGCCATTGGAGTCTTTGAATTTATCGTAAGCGTAAACCGCCTCGATAGCGGTGTCGTAGTGAAAATCGCATTCTTCAGGGGCGCTCTTTTCAGTTTTGTATTCAACTAAATGAATACGATAAGCACACTTTTTCATTTTGTTCCTTTCATGTGTAGGTATAAATTATGATTAAACATCAAATCGTTAATTGGGGATTTGACTACAACCCCATTGACCATATAACCGTCAGTATTGACTTCATGGATAATGCGGTAATTGCAATCAAACTCTTCGCATACTTCGATAATAGTCATTTGCAGTTCCAGCAATAATTAGTTGCGCGTATTTCGCTTTTTCTAATCATAAATGGTTGAGCGCAATGTACGCATTTCACCACAATTTCGTAATCTGTATCCATCACATTCCCCCGTAGAGATAAGCCAGTGCGCTTAATAGATCAGCCTCAGCCAATTCCAACCACATCAAGAATGCTATTTCGTTCATTTGCTGACTCTTTTCTTTAGTTGTTTGGCTATTGCGTCACTCTGTTCAGCGAACATAACGAGTTCTGCGGCTTCTTGGTATCCCTGTATCGTGCTATGGCAATTTGTCAAAACTGCCCACATCAGTTCACCGCTATCTGATTCAACTGCTTTCTGAAAGTTGATAGACGCTTCTGTTAGGTAGTTTTTGATTCGTTCTTTAGGTTTATTGGACATTGCGCGCTCCTTCCGGTGCTAGTTCCAACATCATCTCGTTCAACGCTTGATAATCAAGAATTTGACTGACCCACAAAATATTGCCGGGTGTTCGCTGAACATCTAATCCTGACTCACGGCAGAAAGATTTATACGGCGTATTGCCTTTGTAGTCTTTCATAAACTCAACTGCGGCTCGGTATAAAGGCTCATCATTGTTTATCCATAAAGCGCAATTCCAAGTCGCACGATTCTTCCAACCATTGTATTCAGCCATTTTGTAACCCGTGTTTCACTATGGCAATCGCAGCCATTTTGGTACGGCTAGATGCCGCATACCAATCGGAAGAAATACCTGTTGGTGTTTCTAAGGCTTCAAGGTCTTTA